CTCCAAATTTACCTTTTTTTTGTTTGTAAAATTCAGTTAATTCTTTTTCTTTTTTACATTTTCTACATACTTTCATATAATACTATTTAAAAAGGGTGGCTATTACACCACCCGATTAATTTAAAATGGCAAATCCACTTCTACTGCTGCTTGTTGTGTTGCAGGTTGTCCTTCTTTTTTAACTGCTTTAATGTTTCCATCAGTCCAAACTACATTTCCATTGCCAAGGTAGTTTTTAGCTTTTTTAGCATCACGTTCTTCTTTAGTTTGTGAATCAGTTAACGATACGTTTTGACCCCATTGGTTAGCTTCATCGTTAATGTTTAATGTGCAGTTATAATAAACGGCTCCATCTTTACCCATTACAAACTTTTCTTTTGGTAGTTTGTCAACTCTAATGCTCAAATTGATAATTGAACTCATAATATATAATTTTACTTTGCCTACCTTTTTTTTCTGTTGTCGGCTATTCAGTTTATTTTACTTTTAACAATTCTTGTTTTGTTTTCGCTGCTAATTTATACTTTTTTTCGATAACTTCAATAGTTCCACCACTTTTTAAATATTCAATCGCTTTTGTAAACTCGGGTGTATTAACGTTTAACCATTTTTGGTCTTCTTCAGTTGTCGCATTTTTTGCACCATCTCGTCCGTGTGTATTAGTTGCATCAGCATCTTGTGTATCATCAATAAGTAATAAGTTACCTAATGCGTATTTTTTACCATAAGATGAAGCTGAACCATATTGTTGAGGCACTTGCATACCTTTTTGATTTAAATCTACACCAACTATTGCAATAGCTTTTATTTCATTAATACCATTGTTATCAATAATTTTAGCAGTTGATTTTAATACAGGTGGGTCAAAGCAAATTAACTTTTCAGTAATTGTAAAAGATACACCATATTTTTCATTATAAGGCTTTAACGCTTCTAATATATCTTCAGCTGAACGGAAGTTGTATTTTCCAAAAGAATTAAATTTTGATTTGTTAGCTTTAAATTCTAATTGAATTTTTGATAGCTTTTCGTTTAACATTAATTGTTTCATAGTTCGTAAGTTTTTTGTTTAATAATTGTTTTATACTCTTGTGGACATTCTTCATCACATAATTCAAATATGTGTGCTTTAACATCGTTTAATTTTGTTTCAAGTTCGCAAATACGCTTTTGTAATGCTTCAACTTGAAATCTTTGGTAGTCGATTAAATCTTTCATTTGTAATTGTTTTTAATTATGAAGCAAATATATAATGAATTTTAATACAAAAATAAACTTTAACAAAACTTTAACATAAAAAAAGAGTAGCCGTTAAACTACTCCTTCTTCAAACAATTAGAAAACAATCAGAAATTATAGAAACTAAAGAAATTCTTTTAACTTATCTTTGTAGTGTTGTATCATATCCTGCAAATCATCATCAGTGAATTTAACAATTTGTCTTGATTTTAAAACCATTTCTTCAGCTTTATCTAAACCCAAGTATTTAGCAAATAAGAATTGTTGGCCTTGATTTGTAATATTACAACCATAACATTGAACACCTGCGTTATTATCATCCCAACGTGTTGAATAATGTCTTCTTGATTGGAAGTGACCGCATTGCAACTTTTTCCAATGGTCTTTTTTACCACAAGTAACGCATTCAGCAATTTCGTTTTTAGCATAACGTAAACGAATGTATTGTGAAAATACAGTATCTAAATTTTTTACTATCGTTGAACGTTTTACTTTCATTTGTCAAATGTAAAAAATGTTTATTAACAAGTAAGTTAATAATTGAAGTACTCGCGCGTGTGCGCTTATTTAATAATATATATAATAATATTATAATATAATTTTAATATATTTTTTATATATATAATATAATATAATTAATAATAATATAAATAATAATATATAATAATTAAATATATTACTATCTCTTTTAATTTCTTTTTGTTTAATTACTTCTTTAGATTTAATATTTGATTGTTTAGATTGTGTCTTAACAACTTTAATATCTTTTTTATATAAACTATTATCTTTTTTCTTTTCGTGCTTTAAAACAACGTTAAAATACGTTTTACCATTATAAGTAAATGGTTTTAAATTATCTTTAGCTTCAATAGTAAAAGTTTCTAATTGATAGTTAAATTTAATTTCTACATTTGATGTATCAGTTGTAATTGTTTTTTCTGTTACAACTTCTTCTTTTTGTGTGATATGTTCGTTTTTAACCACTTTACGTGACCCACACGCAATTAAAAATATAAAACTATATAAACATATAACTTTAAAAAGAAAGTGCGTTAAATCGTGTTTATTTGCGTTATTCATTTTAAATGTCTTTATATTCGCTTTTAGCATCAAATGATGGACAAGCCTTAACTACACCTTTGAAATCTTTGTGACCTTGAACAATAGCATTTGGGAATTGCTTTTTAGCTTGTTTAATTAAATACAATAAACTTTCTTTTTGTTTAATTGTACGTGTGTCTTTTGGTCTACCTGATTCATCAATACCACCTATGTAACTAAAATGAATTGAATTTGAATTGTAACCTTTTACACCATTTGTTACTTGCTCGTATTTAGCTAATTCGTGAATAACTCCATTAGCATCAATTAAACGATGATAACCTACTGTTTTCCACTTTAAAGTATTTTTCCAATAATTTAAAATAGCTTCTTTTTTAGTGTTTGGTTGAGTAGCAGTACAATGAATGGTTATATATTGGATTTCTCTCATTTTATTTCGTCAATATCGTCTTTAACTTCTTTTGCTCTGTTTAATAACGCTTTTAGCATTTTCCAAATATCTATTTTTAATGCTTCTTCTACGTTTTCTTTAATGCTTACAAGTTCAATAAAAATTAATAAAATAGCAACTAATTTTGTAAACATAAAATCAATAGTAAAATGTAACTTAACAAACTCGTTTAGTAAGAATTTATCAATTACATACAATAGTAAAATAGTTGTTTGGTATAATAGCATCTTGCTTATAATGTGCGATAATCTACGTGAACGTATAGAACACAAACCATTTAGTTTAATGCTTTTAAATACACCTGTAAACGTGTCAAGAATGATACCAAAGGCTACCGCAATTAGTAGCCCTTGTATCGGTGCAAAAAATAATATTAAACCACTTAAAATATAATTAAGATATGATTTCATTATTTACGTTTTCAAATCTTAATAATTCAATTGGTCCGTCTGCGTCTTGTTCGTAACCCGCAAACGAATGACAACAATTCTTTGGGAATATTTCAGCACTTCCAAAGTCTATTTTGTCAATACTCATAACATCGTAGTGGTAACCATCTGCATATATTGGCTCTTCGATAACTTCCATTCCATCCATTACAGGTGGCGTAATCATTATTAAACCAATTTCAACTACTGCTTGTATTCCTTGTCCGTATTGTAAGGTAATTTCTTTTTCAAGGTTTTCTACTTCAATATAAACTTTCTTAGCTAATAAGTCAGCTATAGCAGTTTCTTTATCTGTGTATTTTAATTTTGCTATGTTCATTATATAGTTGTTAATTGTGCTAATTCTGAATTGCTTAAACGTGTTTTGAATAATAAAGAAGTATTTACACTCATTGCTTCTATATAAGTATTAAGATTTTCAGCATAACTAAAATAACTCATACTTTGGTCTATAAAAGAACAACTTGTGTCAGTAGCTACTTGAACACCATTTTTATAAACAACTACATCATTGTTTTTATAAGCAATGGCTATTTTATATCTACTTCCAATTGATACACCACCAACGGATAAATAAAACACATTAATTCCGTTATTATTACCCAAAGCATATAAAGCGGTATCGTCACATCTTAAATCAATTTGAGCAGTACCCGATACGTTTCTTAATTGACTTAATATTTGAAATGTCTTATTGTTTCTACAAACAAAATCAATAAACATAACACCCTCTGTTTGACCAATTAAACTACTTATTCCTGTTTTAGAAATAACGTCTGCATTACGAGTCACAGAACTTGCTATTGTTGGAATGTAACTTGTGGCGTAACTTCCTACCTCAAATTGAGCACCCCAAAAGTAAAGAGTTTCATTACTACCAAATGGTAAAATCTGAACATTACCTGTTCCACCTGAAGTAAAAGTTCTTGTTAATATTTGCCTAAACCAACCATTTCCAACATTTATTGAAGAATAAACATCAGTTCCACTTAAACTTGCTCCACCAAATATAATTTTTTGAGTTGCTGTTTTACTATAAATAGAAAAAGTTGCACTTACTGCAGATGTTATTGATTTTAATTGATATAAATAACCATTTAAACCAAATACAACTTTATCAGCATTTTGTGTACCATCGGGACTAATAACATTATTTGCAGTTACTGTAGCATTTGAGCTTGCTGAAGTCCACGCTGAATTATCAAATTGTTCGCTATAAGTAACTAAATTCGTTCTCTGAGGCTCAACTAAAATACTCGGACAACTTGAATTTGTATAATCTAATCTCGGTACGTCTAATCTATCAGTTGTAGGAAAGTATTCAGTAGCAGTTGAACCATTATCAATTTGAAATCCCCAAGCATAAAAATCAGGTGCAGCGTCTGCTCCTGTTACTAATGTGCTATTACATAATTGAGGCTCCTCATTAACTGCAGCAGCATTTGATGTAAAAGTATATCTTACCCATTCATTAGTAAAACTCCAAATTGCAGAAAATCCATTTTGACCACTTCTTATTCCAACTTTACCTGTTCCACTTACTGATTTTATCCAACAACTAAAAGTATATGGTTGTCCAACTGTTAAACTTTTTCCTGTATTAGATTGTAATATTCGTGCGTTTGTAGCTGAATTAATTTGTATCCTGTCGGCTGTTAATGTTCCGTTTGGAGCAGTAGTTGCGTTTGCAGTAACAGTTGTATTTGGTTTGCTCCACGCAGCATTATCAAACTGCTCAGAATATTGAACTAAATTTCTCGGTACTACTTCAATAAGTCCGTCACTATTAACTCTCGTTGCAGTCGTTGCTCTTGTTACGGCTAAACTAAAAGCCGTTTTTGGCAATACTCCTATTTCAAAATCAGGTTTTAACGTGTAAAGTTTGTCCTCTTTGTAACCCGAAGGCGTAATAACTACAGAAGCACTATCAAATAAACTCATATATTTTCTATTAAATTAATTAAACATTGTTTAGCCTCAAACGTACCACTATCGGTAGCTATTCTTGCAATAAAATCAATTACCGCTTCAATTTCGTTTCCTAAGATTTCAGTTTCACCCGACCAACTTACAGAGTAAACAGAACCCCAACCAATATCGTTGTTTATAGCACCTTGACCCCAACCAATATCGTTGTTGTTTACGCCTTGCCCCCAATCTATGTTATTTGCCATTTTCTTTTTTTGTTAAAAATAATTCTAACTTCTTTTTGTTTTCTTCTTTAGGCTTATTATATGTGCCTACCTTTTTTCTTTTTTTCATTACAACACCCACGACCCAAAGAAATTATCTGTATCCGGATACATATCACCGTTTGAATTTGAATTATATTCAGGAAAATCTGAATTTACAAAACACATATAATCAATAAAACGTTGTGTATAGTGTTGTGCAATATCACGCTCTTTTTCTACCAAGTAATCAATTTCACTTTTTTCAACACTTGTAGCGTTTTCAGATGTGTGTTTAAATACTCCTTTGTTAGCTATTGTGTAAGCAGCAAAAGGCAAGTATTGAACCATAGCAAAATGAATCAACATTGGTTTAATGTAATCAGTAAGCAAGTTCTTATACTTTAAATTAGCGTTTAAACTAATATCGCCACTTATAATTAACGTTTGAAATTTGTTATATAAATCAGTTCCTAAATAGTTTTGGATTGTTATATCTTGTGCTATTTTGATATATTGGATAAAATCGTCCACGTCTAAATTTCCATTTAGTATGCTGAACTTCTTTACATCCTCTGTTGAAATTAGTAATGCGTATGCCATATCTATTTATTATTTAACGTAAGCACCTCTATTCGGTGTGTCTATTGGTCTTGTTGAAACTAATTTGTCATTTTTAACTACATATCCAAAATCTTCAGCTTTTTTTGAAGCAATTTGTTTTGCTCTTGGACTATTTACATCAATATTAGTTCCTTCAAATGAAGCATAAACTTGTTTATTCCAACGATGATGGCAGTATTTTCCGCCTTTCCAATGCCATATATTGTAATTGTTAGCACCTTCAATTCCGAAACCTTTATTAACCGCTTGTTCCGACATTCTAATAATATCTTCTTTACGATAAATTTTATTAGCTTCTGTCATCTTTTTGCAAAACAATCTACTTTTATCGTTTGTATCACCTGCGTAAACGTAACGTGTTATAAAACGAATACCATCAATGTTTTCATCTTGTTCACTTTTAGCGTTTGGTCTTGCTGAACCTGTACTTACAAAATTGTAAACTTTGCTTAATAAACTTTGTTTTTGTTCTTTATTTAATAATTCATTTTCAGCGTCATCGTTATCGTAATCAACTTCGTTTTCGTCAATTAATAACCAATTTTCGTTAGGTGTTTCTCCTAAATCAATTAAATCATTTGCAACCTCAGAATCTAAGTTTGAATAAGTAGAACAACATACCTTGTCAGAAGCCATTTTAACGCCTGTTTCTTCTTCGTTTGTAGTTGCGTTCATAGTATTTACGTCTATAAAATCAAGTGGCTGTATTGTCTTAAAATATAGGTTTAAAGCAATGTCGTTAACCGCTAATATTTCATCTAACGCTTCAATGATTTCTAATTGGTATGGTCTAATAACAATATTATCAAACAAACGTGTTGCAGTTTCAATTTCATCAGCATTGTTTCCTAAACCACCACCTGATTCACGAATACCTAAAAGCATTGGCGAAGTAACTCTATGACCAACGATTAACTTTTCAAAACATTCAGTACTCAAATACTCGTAATGTGCCGGTGCATCGTTTAAAGGAATATCATCAACAGTTGTTTTGTTTTCTGCACTTGCGTTAAAAGATACAATTACCTTGTCTCCTTTTGCACCTGTTAATTTGCGTTTAACCTCATTAGCAATTTCTTGACGTTTTTCTTCTTGTGGTACATTGTTATTAAAGTTAATTACTTTAGTACCGCTAAAACCATTCATAACATCGTTAATCAAGTAATCAGAAATCTCTTGCTCAAGCATTGCGTAAGGCAAAGCACCACTATAATCAATTGGCGTGTAATAATGATAACCCGAAACGTATGGTTTAATAATATATAATTCAACTTCTTTTCCGTTACCGAATTTAAAAGCAGGAATACGTTTTAATTCATCACCTTTTTTATATTTTGACCAATCAGGATGATAAAACCAAGCTTCAATTTCGCCTTTATCGTTGCACTTTTCAGCACGTAATGTGTGTATAGGAAAATGCTCAACAGATTTAACTTGTCCGTTTAAGTAAATAACTTGCATTGCAGCCATACCCAACAACTTACGTTCCAAAGCTACTTTACGCAAACAATCCTTTTTTACAATAGACATCATTTGAGCGTATTCGTTTGGCTTTCTGTTTGAATCAGTAGCATCAATTCCTTTACCATAAACCATATTGGCAATACCTGTAATAATAGCGTGGTTTGTATTTGAGTACAAATATCTATCAATTAAATATTGAAAATAGTTATTGTCATCTCCGTACTCTACGAAATCTTTGTTTTTAGATTCTGTAATTGTAGGCGAATTGTAAGCACTTAAATTTAAAATGTGTACGTTATTCATAAATTATAAATTCGTTTTCTGAAGTTCTTTGTGTGTAAACATTATTGTTTATACTAAATTCTTCAATTATTTGATTTGTGCAAAAGATTTTATCTTTATAAACTACATCAGTACCATTTAAAATAGTAAGCGTGTAGAATTTATTTTGTTTTATCGGGAAAACCAAATTAGTAACTGCGTAATATTTGTCAATTGAAAATACGCACTCAATAGTTTCTTCTGTATTTGCTTCTTCATCTCTTAAAACAATAGCATCGGCTTCTAAACCATCAATAGTGGCGTAAAGATTTTGTGCTGCTTCTTGCTCTTTTAGAATTATCATTGTTTTATTTTAAAAATAAATTTGTTAATGTTTTGTTAATGGTGTTTTTTGTATTGTGAAAGTATTTATATTTGTAAAAAAAATAATTATGGAAATAGGAACAAAATATAAGTTTTCTAATACATCAATAGGAACTTTAATAAAGAAAGATAAAAACTTTGGATTGTTTAAATTTGAAGATGGTAGTAAATTTGTATTTAACTTAAATAAATTAAAATGAAACTAATAAATTTAATAAAACAATTAGAAAAATTACCACAAAACAAACAAGTTTATATTATTTACGATGGAGCACCAAGAATGAAAGCAAATAAAGTTTTTTTGTCTAAAAATGGAAAAATTATGATAACAAATATAGATGAAACAATATATGATGAAAATCATAAAGAAAAGGTTGAATACGTTAGCAATAAATAAAGACTGTGTATAGGAAGCCGAATCCTATTTGCCGACATTCAACAAAAAAAAGGGTAGCATTTAAGTTACCCTTTTTAATTTGAAAAAACTATTTAAGTGTGCATTAAAGCATAAATAGTGTATTATAATTCAGGAATTTTAGCTATACCATTAAAAAAAGATTGATATTCTTTAATTGTTTTTTGAAGTTGTTCTAATTCTTTAACTTCTTTAACATTAGAAACATCAACTCCTAAATCTTTAGCTTTAGCGTTAAAATCGTTTATTTGAGATTTTACGAACTCACCAAGTGATAATATACTTTTAACTGAATCTCCTAATGAATTTTTTGTTTGTTGTGCTTTAGATAATTCTGAAGCTAATTGATTACCAATTTTTTCAACTGCACCAATACCACTATTAATATCAGAAATACTTTTTTGTAATTCTTTTACAGAAGCCAATTCAACTTTTTGAGTACCTAAAAATAATTTATTACCTATCTTTTTTAATTCAGGTGTCATATTATAAAGTTTTAAAAAGGGGCTTTTACACCCCTTTGATTATTTAAAGTTGATTATTAAGAACCAACAACTACTGTAAATCCTGCAGAAGTTAACGTGTCACCAATGAAGTTTGCAGGTACTTGTTCAGTTCCTGTTAGCGTCAAGGTATATCCACTTAAATCACCCATAGCACCACCTGTTACGATAGTACCACCTGTAACATCCATTCCGTGTTCTAAACCTGCATAGAAGAAATTACCATTGTTATCTTCAACGATAACTTGAGGACGCCCATAAGCCATTAATTTCAATTCTTTGTGGTCTTTAACTGTTAACTTTTTGAAAGTCAACTCTAATACTTGCTCGTAAAACGTTGTTCCGTTTTCTCTTGAGCTATTTACGTTTTGTGTAAATGTAGAAGCACCTTTTAAATCGTATTTGTAAGCAGAAGGAGTTCCTGCAACTGCGTCGATTACATCGGTATTTGTAGCATCGTAAGTATAACCTGTAGCATCTCCGTAATTAACGAAATAAACCGCTTTTAAGCCACCTACTGAATCTTTACATACTTCTAATCTTCCACTTGATAAATCACAAGCCATATTGTATATATTTATTAATTAGTTAAAAAAAGGGATGGCGTTTATTTCACCACCCCTTGAAGTTTAGTTTGCTTAAAATTAAGCAGGAGTGTAAAGAACGATGTCAGAACCAATTCCGTATTGTACACCTGCAGTAAATCTCATTACGATTCTTACATTTTGTGAACCATCGATGTCAGCCATATCAATCACTTTCACTTCATTGTGGTCAGATAATAAACCTGTTCCGAAATAAAGGTTAGATTTTTGAGCAGCCATCATATAGTTAGAAGCCAATCCGTTTGCAACAAAGATTTTAACACCATCAAAAGATAAACTTCCGTTGTTAAACCATTGTGTACCCATTGCGTTAGTACCATTAGCACCTAAACCTGAAGCACCAAATCCACCTAAAGCACGAACATAAGCACGAGCAACGTTTTGTGAAACATAGATATATAAATCTTCTTGTCCGTATAATGCAGCAGGGATAGCGTCAACCACTTTTCCTAATTCAGCAATAACGTTTGCAGCAGTTACAGTTGTACCAACAACATCGATAACAGTTGAATCAGCAGTAGCTAAAGTAACGAATCCATCAAACTGACCTGCAGTTGCGTTAGCACCTCTCCAAATTGAAATTTCATTGTTTTGAGCAGCTTTAGCAGCAACGTGAGCTAATAAGAAATCTTGGAAAGAAGGAGGCATTGAATCAAAAGCAGAATAACCCATTTGGATTGATTCCCAATCTGAACGGAAATCTTTTTTACACAATTGTAAATTGATTTGAAACTCTTCGGGAGTAATGATTCTTTCAGTTAAAGTAACTGTAGAAGTAGCATCGAAATCACAAGTAGCATCTTTAACTAAATCGTTAGTAGCTAATTTTTTGATAACTTCTTTGTAAGCGATGTTTGGTTTTACTTCAATACCACCGTTTTCGATAGTAGAAGCAGACAATAAAGCTGCAGAAATATATTTACCTGCAAACTGTCCTGCGTAAGTAGTAGTAATACTTGTTGTAGTAGCCATTTTTAATTATTTAAGGTTTGAAATTTTGTTTAATACAGAATCAAAAGTTGTTCTTGTTCTGTTTTGAGAATATAAATTCATTTCTCTTTTAGTTGTAGCATCAGGATTATGTGTTAAAGGCTCAGCAGATAATTCTACTTCTTTAACTTCAACTTTAGCTAATTTTAATTCTTCGATTTCTTTTCTCAAAGATTCGATTTCAGCAAAGAACATTTCTTTAGTAACTGATTCAATTACTCTTTTAGGCTCTTTTACTTCAGCCATTTCTTGCTCTACTTCAACTTCTACTTCAGCTTCAGGTTCTTCAACTTCAACTTCCATTTCTTTGATTTCAGCAATAATTCCTTCTTCGGCTACGATTAAAATCATACCATCTTCTAACTTGTATTCTCCAACAGGTAAAGCAATTCTATCTTCTTCGTTAACGATGAAAACGCCTGCACCTGCTTCAAATACTTCAGCTTCGATAATAGTACCATTTTCTAAAGCCATTTGAGCAAGTTTTACTTCCATTCCCAATAAGGTTTTGATTTGGTTAATTACGTTTGACATTCGATTTTTGTTTTAAAATTAATATTATAAAGATTTGTTATATTTTTAACAATTACCCGTTATTTCTAACAATTGTTCTTGGCTCGTTTACGTTGTTGATTAAAGATTCACCACCTTGTGAAAGTGTAGCACCTATTCCTTGCGCTTGTAAATCACCATTACAACATTCTTTTTTGTAAGTTCCGTCTGTACATAGACAACCTCTGTTACCACCTTGTGGACTTGTTTTTGATTTTGTAGCTTTGCTCATTTTTATTAGTATTTATGTTTTTGTGTTCTTTGAATAAAATATATTACATCGTGTATATTTCCTGAATGACTTGCTTTCATTTTAACGCTTAAGCCATTTGTTACTACATCTTCATCAGCATAATATTGAAACGTTTTAGCAAATGTATGTTCTGAATTAGCACCTTTTGGAAAAGTTATTGTGTCTCTAACTCTGTCGTAAGGCGTTCCATTTCCACCCTCAAGGTATAAGTCAACATATCCGTTTGCGTTGCTTATTTGTGCTTTAAATGCGATTGTAACTATATATACATCGTTTTCAAACTCAGCTCTTAATTTGTTACTTGCATAATAATCAATATCTGAATGTATATGCGAATCAATTACGTTGCCTTTATTATTTGGTATTGTAAAAGCAGTTGTAGTAAACGAATAAGGCGAAGCACTTGTGTATTGTGTGTCATCGTATCTTGCCCAACCTAAACCCATTTTATCAGATTGTGGTGGAAATACTCTAACTTGTTCACCATTGAAACCCATAAATAAAGATTCATCAGTAACCAACATAGCACCTTGTTCTATATTTACATCGTCAACTTCTGTTTGAGTAGCATTACCAACGTGAACTTTAAATGCAGTATTTTTCATTATACGTTTTTAAGTATTTCTTTTAATTTAGAAATCAATTCTTCTTCTTCAGTAAGTTCTTTTGACAATTCTTTTTTCTTTTCTAATTGGTCGGCAAAATGTCCTTCCAAACTGAAACCTTTTACTTTACCTGTTTTAACGTAATCGTTCCAAATTTCATCGTTGTCAACTTTTACACTTGCCATCCAAGTACCAAGTGGAACACTTAAATTATACAAAGCACTTTTGTCTTTACTTAAATCTTCAACTATCCAACTTTCAACAACTGTTAAACCTTCAATTGCTTTTGAGTGTTCTAAAGTTGAATTACCTTGATTACCTTTCTTTAAAAACAATTGCGATGCTTTTACGACAGTATCTTTTGAAAAGTAAATATAGTATTCATCTTCTCCGTTACGTCTGTAAATAGGCTTTTCAGGAATTAAAACCGCACCCATTAAAATACGTTTCTCTTTGCTTATTTCAGCAAGTTTAACTTCTTCAGACTTTAACGCTACGAAATCAGATTCAATTGCGGGTGAAGCTACAACGCTAATTGCGTCTACACCTTGCATTTCTTCTTTATCGTCTATTATTAATTCGATTAAATTCATTTGTTTTTATTTAAAAATTAATTTTTGTTTAATTTGTTTTGTAAACATATTTGTTTACATTTTTATTTTTTTTTAAACGTTTAGATTTATTAACCCATACTTGCGTTTTGAATTATGTTTCTGTCTAACGCTTGAGCAGTTGTTACATTGTTCGCCACTACATACGCTTGTACAGGTTGCTGAGCACCTAATGTTTGAGCAATTTGATTAACACCACTATTACCTACAACGTTAAAACTTGGAGCAGATACACTTCCACTTGCTGCACTTCCACCACCTGCAGCTGATATTGAAGGAGCAGATACACCACCACCGCCACCACCACCGGGAACTTTAACGGCAGTAATTGCTTTAACAGATTTAAAACCTGTTGCTAAAACGGCTGCAACGTTTACTGCTTTTGCAACATAATCGTAAGGAGAAGGTAAAGTTGATTTTTGTTTCAATACTTCTGAAACCCCAACGTAAGTATTTATCAATGCAGTTGCAATACCTAACGCTTTACCTGCTGCAGTTTGTTTTCCTACTAACGCACTAAGATTATTTAATACGTTTGCAGTTTCATTGGCTTGTGCCATTTTTTGTTCAAACTTTAATCGCTCTATTTCTATTTCTGCATCTGCTGCTGCTTTGTTAGCTGCTATTTGAGTATCATTTATCTTTTGGTTTTCAGCTAATTTTTTAGCACCCCAATCTTTTAAATCGGTTAAAGATTGTTCTTGTATTTTTAAATTTTCATCTCTACCCGCCCTTATTATTTCATTTTGTTTATTAACTAAATCTAAGGTGTCTTGTAATTCTTTATCAGCTTTTTCTTTTGCTTTATCAGATGCTTCTTTAGCTGCTTGATTGTCTATGTTTCTAATTGACAATATTAAACCTGCTCTGTCGTTTTTAAGTTTGTTTAAAGCGTTTAAACTTTCTTTTCTTGTTGCTTCTGCTGCTGCTTTTTCGGCTGCAGGGTCGAATATTAAACTTGCACCTTTGTCTAACAATTTATTAAAGCCTTCAGATAAACCAAAATCTTTACCAACTGCACTACCTATCATATCAATAGTTTTTAATACAGTTTGAAAAGGAATTGAAAGGAAATCTAAAATACCTTTTAATATTTCTTTATTACGTTCAGCAGCTTCAATTTGTGCTTTAGCAGTTATATCGTTTTGTGTTATTTGTGCTTCAGTAGCTTTTATAACTTGGTCGGTTTGTGCTAATTTGATTTTTAAAATATCTTTTTCGCTTTTACCTTGAAGTTTTAAAACGTTATCTTGGCTTCCTATTGTATCTAACTTAGCTTGTTCAGCTTCTAAATTAGTTTGTACTTTTGCGTTTAAAGATTCTTGTTCAGCACTTACTCCGTTTACTGCTGCTTTAATATCATCCCAATACGCTACAATACCACCAAGTGCAACTAATAATAAACCAATACCTGTTGCAGCAATACCTGTTCTAATACCACTTAATGCAGCCTTAGCAGAAGTACCTAATGCTTTAAACGATGTAACACCCTCACGAATACCACGAACACCTTCAGCAAGTGCCATAGCACCTTGTACTTTTAATAATGCTTCTTCTAATTCAACAGATTGTGAACCTGTTAAAGCCATTGCACCTTGTACACCTGCAAATGTAGAAGTAACACCTTGTAATGCACCACCAAGTTTTGAATCAAACGTAGTAGCTGCAGCATCAACAACCATATCGGTTTGCATTTGAACCTTACGATATTGCCCAACTGATGCTAATAAATCTTTGTATTCTTGACTTGCACTTTGTCCCGCTAAAGCTAATTCGTAAAGTCTATCTTCAGCTTCACCCATTCTTGCGGTTAAAGGTTTTAAATCACCATAAACTTCTTCAAAGGTTGCGTCAACACCTTTTGCAGCCGTATCTACTTTATCCAACGCTTTTGAAAGGTTATCTAAACCACCAACTGCTTGGAGAGTATTTACATCAATTTCTATTGTTTTTGTAATTGCCATTTTATTGCTTGTTTTAGTTCTTTAATATTTGAAGGTAGTTTATGTTTTCCTTTTGCTATTGCAATCGCTTCGCTATCTTGTGCGTTTAACAAGGGTAGCATTTCTAAAATTAGTTTAAGCATCTTGTTCTATTATTATTTGGTCATTTAAATTACTTGTTATAGTTGCTATTTTAGGCAATCCCGTAACGTTTGCTTTTACTTGTACGTCAACGTATGTATCACCGTTTAATACTCCTGTTAGCATATCGTCTTCATCAGTTTCTATTGTCCAAGTTAATGGATCAATTGAAGTAGTATTGAATCGTAAAGTTTTAACTGTGTTATCAGTTATTCTTAAAGAACTATTGTCGTAATTGATACTTCTAAAATCTTGTATTAGTTCAAAGTCACTTTCAAACGTTGTTAAATCAGTTGTGAATTGGTTTATGATATATCGTTTATCACGTATTACAATTCTATCGTTTAATTTTAAATTCAACAATTCTAAATAAGGTAAACGCATTTTAACTTTTACCATTCTTGATTTTATACTATAAAGGTTATTTAAATAATCTAAATAGTAATTAGCAAACAACGTTCTGTAAATGTTTTCAAAATATACAGTACTTACTTCAACACCCCAATTTAATGTGTTAGTTTCGTTTCTATTTACGTTTACATCAGCTCCGAATACATTTGCGTAATTAAAATTAAATGCAGGATTTACACCATCGCTAAAATGCCAATCAACATCAAACGATTGTCCACCTGTATAATATAAAATAACACCTTTTGGTTTAAATGGTTTTAAATCGGGTTTAAACGCATAACCTACTTGTGGTAATGAAGTTGTTGAAGGTGTATTGTTCCAATTATTAAATAATAAATTCTCAAATGGTAATTGAATTGTGTAATCGCTACCATCGTTAAAGAAAGCATAGTTTAAATCGCCATACTCTCTTGCATTTCTATCGTAGAAAGTTCTGTTTAAAACGCTTTCGTTTTTTTGATATTTAAAATCTATTTTCTTGTATGGTTTTATTCTTGAGTAATCAAAATCAGTAGTTGTGTAACCGCTAAAATCTTTTATATCACCTAAGAAATACCAATTCTCCAATTGTTCAATAGTAAAGTTAACACCATCTTCGCTATAACAAGTTAGGTTAAACATTTTTAAAACACCTGCAAAAAATTCGCTTACTTTCATATCAGGTGCAATAACTGCCAAGTCAATTAAGTTATCCATAACAATAGAACCACTATCACTAAAGGTTGTTTGTAAACCATCTGTTGGTTGTCTTGGATTACTTACAATAAATTGATTTGCGTTATAAGTATAGTTAAAAGTAGGAGTAGTTAAAGTAAATGCTTTTTTAATTGTAAAATGAAAAACTCCTGTTCCTGTTTGTGAGCCTAAAGTATAACTGATTGAATTGGTAACGCCTTGAATTGAACCAAAGAACGCACCATCTTTATAAACAGTTAGTGTCATATCATAATTAGTAGCACTTGTAACGTTAATCGTAAAAGTTCCGTTGTTTTCAAATCCTACTGCAGTAACTGTGTTGTTTGTAGCATCAGCGTAAAAGTTACCATCATTTTCAGTAGCTTGTATTTCAATTCTACGTTCTGCACTTGTCATTGTGTACGTTTCAGCTTCGTTATTCTTTAACCATAAATAAGCCTTAGTAAAACGTTCATCATCTAAAAATACACCATTAAAGTTTACACCATATCGTGTTTCAAACGCATTGAATATCAAAGGCAATTTAATTGCAGGAAATAACTCGTTGTAAACAATTGGTGTACTACTTGATGTTGGAGAATCAGCACCTGCATCCCAAGTTCTTTTGCTACTAATTAAAGGAAACATTACGCCTGTTTGTGAGGCGTCTAACGGGAATGTAACTAATTCAGCAACCAAATCACCACTATACGGAAGGCTATAATCGTTTAATTCTTTAACGTCTTGTAATTTTTCATCACCAAATTTATCACTCAATGATTTTAATTCACCATAGAAAGTTATTTTGTAATCTTCAACACGATTGTTTTTTACACTTGCAGATTCTAATTGCCATTTACCACTTCTGAAAGTTTGCGTATCAATTTCAATGTAACCATCATATCTTATTCGTTGGTCAAATCCGTTGTCTAAACTATTTTCGTACCAATGTCTAAATATTTCGTTATTGTTTGCACTTGCAGGAATTGTAAAACTTTGCGAGTAATCTGTAAACACTTTTGAAATATCGTTAACGTTTTGAATTGACGAAGTAACAGAAATCTTTTCATCGTCAAATAATTCTATACGATTGTAAGTTTCTAATTCTGCAAAGCTATTGCCTAACGATTCAATTGTGCTTGTTAAACAACTACCTGCTTCAAATGTGCCACCATTAGCTTCAACTCTATTTATAAAGTTTGTTAACGTAGCAACATTTGCATTTTGATATTTAGGTGTTTTAATATATAAAGCTACTGTCATTATATTACATCGTTAATTAAACCAAAGTTGTATTCAAATTCTATTTCGTAATTGATAACCTTATTGTTTAAACTTGTTTTCTTTTCGCTCGATTTTGATTTAACTACTGCAGGTTTACCACCCAATAAAACAGTTTCACTCAAAAGCAAATCCTGTATTAATTCAAAGTAGTTTTCATCAACCCAACCTGTGTTACATTTGATTGAGTTTTTACCTTGATGATTAAAGCGTTGTTTCTGCCCTTGTAAGACGTTATAATCTATACTTGAAGGTAACATATTAAACTCTTTATAATCTGTCTCTATTGACTCCATAGACGCTTTAAAGAACGTAAGGAATTGCCAACCACCATAACGATTTACAAACGTGCAAGTAATTGGTGTATATTTAGGTTCACAAACTTCAGTTGAATAATATTCATAATACTCATCTGAAATTAAATCTTCAGTAAGTGGTATCTTATAAATACTTTCTTCGTCAACAGTTAACGTTCCATAATCTGTTATTTCATAAGTACCTTGTTCATAGAATACATTAACATACGGCACAATAGCATTTGTTTTTTGAATCGTTATATTATAGTTAACTAAAGGCACAACTATATTAGTATTGCTTTGATTAAATCCACCTGAATAAGCATTGTATCCATTTAAACAAACGTAAGTTTCATCGTTAATTTCTACATCATCAGAATACGATATTACTTGCATATAACACCAAGTCTTGTCTGATTCTTCAGTTGGCGATTCAACAACTACAGGTGAAACAGGTTTAATAAATTCCTTTGCGTAGTTTGATATGTTCCAACTTAATTTGTTTTGGTTTGTACTTGGTACGCTTTTAGTTAACGTATAAGTTGGCACACTTGGTTTTGTGCTTTCTTTATTCCAAATGTATAGTTCAACTTTTCCTGTTGTTTGTGCTTCTTCATCTATTTCGATAAAGTACGGACTGCGAATAAATATTTTCTTCATTATTTTGTAATTGTATATTTTAAAAATTGTTCTACATCTAAACCATAGGCTTCAACTAATTCATCGGGTAAACGTTCAAATGCTTTTTCAAATGGTTTGGTAAAAAACAAACTTGGCTTAATTCCGTTTTTAAATATTCCACGAGTAATTAAAAATGCAGTTGATTTGTAAGACATAAACTTTCCGCTTTCTGTTCTAAATTGGAAGCCTCGTCTTTTTACCCAATCCTCAATTGGTTTTAAAGGTGGTCGTTTGCTTTTGTAACTAAACGGAGTATTGTATTTCTTTTTAGTACCACTAACACCTTTGTCTTGAAACACACCATAATCTTCCATTAAGAAAGTAATTCTAAAACTATTAGCACTTACTTCAATATCAGCATCAAGTGAATTGTAAAGGCTTTTATTTACGTTCTTGCCTTGCTTAGATAAATTACTTCTACTCTGCTGAATAACATATTTAGCAAAGTCATTTAGATATTTGTATGTTTGTTGTTTATCTTGCATTTAGCAAATCGTTACGTCGTTTCTTACTAATACATCAAACGTTACTGCCCAACCCGCTAAATCGTTTTCAAATCGTTCTGTAAATGGTTCAAACGTTGGGTTACCGGTTAACTCCCAAAAGTCACTACGCAAATCACCTCTGTTTAATCTATTTAAAACTCGTGTGCCTACTAACATTTGTGTGTTCCAAATATCAACTTTATTATCATCGTCTTTTTGATTGATAACGTCCATTAATAACATTGTAATATTAAACGATAACACATTACCTTGATGCGTTGCTTGGTTAATAATAATGTGGCTTAAAGGAAACATTGTTTGTTTGTTTAAATCAACTGCAAATATATCGCCCTCTGTAACTGTATTTACAAATGGTTCGTCCAATAATGCTTCTTTGATTTCTCTAATAATTCTATACACCATTTCTTTTTATATTTTTAATTTCTATTTCTGTTTTTTCCTTTTCAAACATTAACCAAGTCATCAATTGTGTTATTGGTAGTTTGGTAACTGAATTGAATCGGAGAATATCGCCTTGAGCTGCTGCGTAAATTGATTGATACCAACCCCATTTTTTTCCAAAACCTGCTTCGCTTGTTCCGACTGTTCCACTTCGTTCTGTATATAATGGCTCAAAGCGTTCCCGCAATCGTTGAGCAAAGTCCAAAAAAAAAGCATAGAACCAAGTGCAATATCTAAAGGCATATACTTTAAAACCTCAGCATACTTGTCTGCAGCCTCGTATTCTTCTATGATATATAAATCTTTAACCTTGCTTTTAATTGGTCTAAAAAGTACTGCCATTGCTTTGTGCAACGTTTCAGTATCGGATAGGTAGTTTTCTAAATCAATATATTCACCCGAAGTAATATCTTCTAATTTAGGAATAAAACCAAACTCGTAAACACCAAGTTTAAATGTTCTTGTTAGTTTAGGTTTCGCTTGTAGTAATGTGTTTAAATGTGCAAGTAAAGAATCAATATCTGCTATTCTTATACGTGCAACGTCTTTTAATTCAATACCGCAAAATATTTCAATTGTCTTTTGGTTTACAAAGTGACTTGCTTCGTTATTTTGTATTAACCTTTCAAACTTTTGGTATTGATATAAAGTAATTTCGTTTAATGAATCCGGTACATTAATATCTACTTTCATTTTTTATTTTAAAAATTAAGTAAACGTGTTATTGTATAAAACTAAAATGCATAGCATTTAAAAACAAAAAGACAACCATTTCTGATTGTCTTAATGTAGTTAATTACCACCACGAAGCGTGTAATTGGGTGGACTGCTGAACTCACGCCCTATTAACTATCAAAATAACTTTATTTAGCACCCCTCTTATGGATATGTCAATTCATTTCTTTAATAACCGTTGCACGTATACAACTTGGTCATAAGAGTAGGGTCACGTAGTTAATTTCACTTTCGAAGTTTCTATTGTTCGCTTCAGTATTACATCATTAACTACTTGCTGAGAACTCATTTGCATTGTTGGAGCATTATAATTGTGCATAATTATAATGTTAAGCTTTCTCAAGGCTTCAATACATCTACCATTACTGATAGTATCTTTATGTGAATATATAGGGTTTCCCACATATAAAGCACAAAGGTATTCAATGTTTAACCTAAACTAACTTCAAATTTAATACTTCATACAATTCAAATACTTTATTCGTTAAAGTTTCGTCTTGTTTATATTTATCGTTTCCTATTTTCTTTGCACCATTTACGTTGATTTCTATTTTAACGTAATTGTATTTTCGTTTGCCTACAAAATAAGTATCATCTATTACTATTGGGTAAATAGTGATTCCGTTATTCAGACAATTCTTCATCGCTTTTAAGTTCACGATATATAAGATAAAAGGTTAATATTGCAAATGCTCCTTGAACTAAATAATCACTACTTGCCATTGTGATTGATGCTGATAATACTCCTGTAATTGTTTTCATAATTGTTATTGTTTGATGGTGTAAAATTACACAAAGTTCTGAACATACAAAACTTTTTACAAACTTTAACATAAAATTAACATTTCACCATATAAGAAACATTCTGTTTAGCTACTTCATACATTGCTTTCATTTTCTTTATTTCACCTACATTACGAGGCATAGCTATATTTACATTTTGATTTGTAATTAAATAAATGTAGCATTCAATTGTAGCAATGATTTCTCCGTACGTCATTAATAAATATAATAGTTTCCTTTGTGTGGATTTTCTAACTGTGAAGTCATAGCATAACGCATTGCGTCAATAGCGTGATTGTAAGCATCTATTGGCTTGTTCATCTTGTTACCTTGTTTATCTACCATCCAAATATAGTTTCTTAACTCGTTGATTAAGTTCTTACTTCTTGATGTAACGTAAACCTTATTCTGATTAATTAAATTAAGACCATATACGATACTATCTCTACCTTTGCTAACAGGTAACACATTATGCCCGTAACTATTCAACTCAGCTATTGATTTTGGCTCTGCACTATCGGCATAAACAATATCGTTTACACCATTTGTTTTTAGTAAGTCACTAATATCAGAATTTAATAAACCTTTCTGATAAATCAATTCATCAAAGATATAAGCATCGTTGTATTTATACATAGCTACTAAACTTGTTGGGTCGTTACTGTAACCCCAATCCATTCCGTAACATAACAACCTTGCTTCAGTTGGTAATTGTATTTCTTGCCAATCAGGAATACATACACCTTCTAATGAACCTGTTAAACCTAAACCATACACTTGCCACCAATTAGCCCAATACGATGAAGTCTTTGCTTTTTCTTTTGCTGATTCAATTTCTTTTACTATTGTATCAGATAATGCTTCGTTGTCTAAATATGTTAACGTAATAAAGTCAACATCTTCTTGATTTATTATTTCTCTATCTACCCAAAATAAACTTGATGGGTTATAATCTAACCATATTTCGCCACTTGTACGAATAGCTAATTGATAATAAGAATCAAAGTCTACATTGTTACATTCGTTAACATATAATACATTACGTCTTGCACCTCGTAGTTTATCAGGTTGGTCAACACTAAAGAATTCAATATAACTACCATTAACGAAAGTATATTTTAAAGTTGATTTGTTAAATTGGTTATCGTTGTACCTGCCTAAAGCCATCATTATTTTTAAGAAGTCTTTTAATGCACCTCTTCGTAAATGTGGTATTGATTCTGATACCACACTAATTTCTAAATCAGGTGTCTTAATTGCTCTATCTATTAGTATAGGTAAAATAGAAAAGGTCTTAGAAGCAGATGTACCACCTCTAACAACCTTTATACGCTTTTTAAGACGCAATAACTTCTTTAATGCAGTAGTTATTATAAATTCCATTATCTATCTTTAAATGTCTCCTAAATCGTTTATATCAAATATAGGCTGTTCACTAATTAAAGTAACGTCTTTTGTTTCACGTGGTTTACCTGCATAGTAATTATAGAACAGTTGTGTGAATTTAAAATCACCACGCTCTAAACCTTTCTCTAATGCAGCAAATGCTAATGGCTCTAATGGAGTTAACTTCTCAATCAATGCTACTTCTGTAGCTTTACTTGGTCTGCCTGCTCCTTCACGAACACCACCTCTTTTATTTTCCATTTGAAATAATTTGTTTATTCAATTTAAAAATAATAGTAAAAGGTTATTGTTAAACTAAGAATAATTATTTGGTATCTGTTTTAAATAATCTAAAATATATTCTTCTGAAAAATATTCATCACTAATTATAAAGTTAAATCTTTGTCTATCTTTATATTTAGAAATTACTTCCATTGTTTTTTTATCACCTAAATCACCTTTAGTTATTGATATTATTTTAATGTCCATATCTTATTCTTTTACTTCCAAATAGTAATCGCATTGTTCATCTTCAATAGGTGCTTCTGTAAAGTAACTTTGATATATACTTGGTTCAGCTTTGTATCTATAACAGTTTGAAGATAAATCACAATTTTTTCCGTTGCACATTGTTATATCAGGCATATCTTATTTGTTTTTAAATTGTTCAAACCATTCTAACAATTCAATTCCACCCATTCCGTAATTATAAGTATGTAATCTTAAATCATTTAATAGTTCTAAAACTTCTTCCTCACTAAACTTATTCTTGTCTTGTTCTTGTTGAAATTTTTCAAACCAATATTCTTTAGATGCATCTGATTTTGCACCATTAATAAAACCATTAATTGACACTTCATCTTCGTAGTACCTTTCAGCAGCTTCTTCAAGTGTTTCTTTTTCCATATATTATTTGTTTAAATTATTTTTATTATTGTGTACTTCTTTTTCCATTTGTTCAAGATAATTTTTAAATTTATCTTTTAGTATTTTATAATACAATCTATTTACTGATTCTTTATTACAACCTCTTTTATAATAGAAGTTCATTACTCTTTGTATTCTTTGTAAGTTACTCATCTCTTATTTTTCTTTTACAATTTCTATTAGTTTCTTTAAACATTTAAGTTCTGCTTCTTCAAATGTTTGTTCATAATCAGTTATAAAGTTTTCATCTTTATTTTTTTTATTATTCATTACTTTATGTATAACCCAATCGTATGATAAAATTTCATTAACAGAACAACTACAAGTAATATAGGAATGAAGATTATACTTCTCTCTAAACCATCTAAATGCTTGTGAGAATGTTGGTGCTGAACAATTGCAACAAGGTTCATCAAATCCTAATTCTTTTAAAGCTAATGCTTGTTCGTAAGGTATAAAGTCTTGTTCAATTTCTTTACTCATATTTTTTATAATATCTTGCTTTTTCGTTAATGTTTAAAAATGCTTCAAACTTTTCTTGTATGTCTTCGTGTTCTAATAGTGCAGCTAAACGCATAATGTTTTTATTTGTTTGTAGTTGTTCTATTTTTTGTTTCAGTTCTTTTATTTCTATGTCCTTCATTTGTATTTTAAACTGTAATGATTCTAATACTAAATCGGGTTTAACTCCATTGATTAAGTTTTCTAATTCTTCTACTCTTGGATTGTAGTGTTTAATCATTGGGTATATTTTCAAATGGTGTATTATCGTTGCGTGATTTAAGTTTAATTCTTTTCCTATTTGGTGTAACGATAAACCTTTTTGTCTAAATAGATACGATGCAAGTGCTTTCATTTCTACTTGTTCTCGTTTCCTGCTTTTGATTGTTACATCAATTCCTGATTCTTGTTTTATTTTTTCTATTATCATAACTTTTCTATTTCTTGTTTAATTTATTATATAAGTAAACAATTACCTATAATTATTCCACCATTCTAACATATCATTTACTTGCTTCTTTACTTTACCACATTTAAAATGGTCTTCGTTTTGAATCCATAATTTGCCTTCAGCGTTAGAATGAATTTTTCTAACACATTTATTATGTTGGCCACATTCGCAATTATCGCTAACATTATATATACTCAATTTTTTAAGTTTTTCAATCAATACTTTTATCATAAATTTTCTATTTCTTGTTTTACTTCTTGATAGTAATCAATATGTTTGTGTACGTAACCACTTCCTGTTACTAAAGATATTTCAAAAAGCTCATTTAATATCTCATCAACTGCTATGTATGTACATTCAATTGCGGAATAATTTTTACTTGCCCAACTATTTTGTGGTATAAATTCACTAAACTTCTCGAATATTTTTTTTGCTTTCTCTTTTGGTGTCATAACTTTTCTATTTTTTGTTTTACTTCTTCATAATATAATTTACCGCTTGCACAACCACAGTGCATTTGTTGAAAACTATACTTAGAGTTCATTGCAAAATCAACTGCTATTAATGCGCATTCCTTAGCTTTTTCTTCAGTATAACCGCAATCTGCAACTATTTGATAATACTTATAATATAATTCTTTTGCTTTTTCTTTTGGTGTCATAATTCATCAAATGTTAATTGTATATTGCTTTCTAAATATTCTTCAACTACTGCAGTTAATGTAAGAAAAGAACTTACTTCGATTGCTAAATGTATTCCTGCACATACTTCAAACTCTTCACGTTCTTCGTAATCAGTTAAAACCATCCGCATAGTTTCTAACGATTCACCTTGTGCAATATCGTAAAGAGTCATAGCAAACGCTTCATCTTTTGTCAACTCCATTACAACACACCTCTTAATACATATTGGTCTAAGTCAACACCTTCTGTTTGAAAAAAGTATTTAAAGTTACTAATACCTTGCTCAAACTTTTCTTTGCCTTTTGCGTAGAACTCATCACTACATTCAAAGATTGCTATGTCTAAACTACCTTTGTCAATTACTACAAATACAAAGTTATCTACTCCAAACATTTCACGATACAACCAAGCCTGTAAATCATAACTGTATTTATCTGCTGAGTATCTAAAATCTTTTATACCTGTTGTTGTTTTTAAATCAATAATAGTATTACCTTTTAGTATATCTGCTTTTGCTCTAATAGGTATTCCATCAATCATTGCAATTTGTGGTACTTCATATTCTGCTTTTGTTAAATATTCTTTTACTGCTTCGTTTCTTAGTAACGCATCACATAAACGTTCAGCAGCTTTCTTTTCTGATTTAGTGTAAACTTCTTTACCTGTTTCTTTTGCAAGTTTGTATTCTTTACTTGCTTTTGTTGCAGCATCTACAAATATAATATCGTCTAACTTTTCGGGTTCTAATATCATTGTGTGGAATAGTTTACCATCACGTAACGCTTGTGTTTCACCACTACCATATTTGGTTGTAAAATAGTATGTTTTAGGCGAAGATAATAATGTTTTAATAGTAGAGCTACTTAAAGCGTTTTGTCCTAAGTAACCATAATAAAAACTATCATCGTACATATTAGATAATATTTCTTCTTTATTCCATTGTTTGTTATCAAATGTTGTTATCATATTATCTTATGTTTAAATCGTTTAAATTGTTCATTGTTTCTTCTTCACGCAATACTTCTCTGATTTGTTGGAAGTATAAATCTGATTCGTTCCATTCAGTTAATAATAGCTTTTTAACGTAACGTAATCTGTTTTTGATATATACGTTATCCAAGTCTTTAGTTAATTGAATCAGTGCGTCTAATTCGTTTATAATTTCTGTTTTCATTATGCAAATAATTTATCGTACATTTCTTCTTTTAATTCATCTTCGTCAGCTATACTCATAATAGGTAAAATGTTTACACCATTAAAGTAAACTGCTTCAATAATAATTTCGGGATTGTATTCTTTATCCCCATCGTCGTAGGTGTTGTATTCAACTTCTACTTCTTCTTGTCTGTAATTAAATGCTCTCATATTGTTTAATTGTTTGAGCAAATATAATACTTATTTTTTACTTATTAACATTTTAACAAATAATTAACAAAAAAAAGGTAAGCGTTAACTTACCTATTATTTTCAATCCATTCTTCTTGTAACTTTTCGTGGTGTTCTATTTCTCTTAGTAAATAGTTTAACGCCTTTCGTAAGTCATCAAGTTCGTTATCTTTCTTTCCTGCTCTTGCAAGGTACTTGACTATGTTACCTCTGTTAAAATTCATATCGTACATTTTACAAAAGTCTATTACATCAACTCTTGATTCTGTCATATAATGTATTGGTGTTATCTTGCTCATATTAAAATAATTTAATTGGTGTTTCTTCTATTCTTTTCTTTGCTATTTCAAAATAATTTTTATCTAATTCTATTCCTATAAAATTTCTATTTGTATTCTTACAAGCCACTCCTGTAGTTCCTGAACCCATTGTAAAATCTAAAACAGTTTCGTTTTCTTTTGTGTAACTTTTAATTAAGTATTCAATAAGTTCAATTGGTTTTTGTGAAGTATGTAATCCTTTTTTTACCTTTTTATATTGTATTATGCTTACAGGATTTTTATCAATATAAATTCTTTCTTTTTTATCAAATGTACTATCGTTTAAAAAAGAACTTATAACTGCATAACCTTTTATTGGTTTATCTCTTTTTGTTTTTTGTGGGTTAAATTTTAAATAATTACCTTTTGAATTATATGTTAAATTTCCATTAGAAAAAACAATTATATTTTCGTGCAATTTCATTGGACTTGTTTTAGCCATTGTAAAGCCTGTTGGTATTTTTTTATTCCAAATCCATTCATATTTAAACATTTTAACATTACTCATTATTAAAGCACTTGTAAAAGGTTGAGAACCAAATAAAACTATTGCACAATTAGGTTTTATTATTCTATTCAACTGCTCCCACATTAAATCAAAAGATATAACTGAATCCCATTTACAAGCAGTAGTTCCGTATGGTGGGTCTGTAATTATAGCATCAATACTCGCATCAGGAATTGATTTCATTACTTCTAAACAATCACCATTAAACAATTGCATAACTATTCAATTTTAAGAAACTCTGCATTAGCGTGTTCAGTAAACCATTCTTTGTTTTCGTTGTATTTATCTACTACTGCATTAATCATAATTAATTCGTCTAATGTACTCGTAGATAATTTAGCAACTAAATCTTCAATAGCGTTTAAAATGTTTGTAGTCATTTCAGGGTCTGTTTTATATATCTTTGTGTATTCATCAAAGACAACGCTTTCTAAATCTTTATTTAAGCTATTGATTCTGTTCTTAATTTGCTGCTTGTATTGTACTGTAAAGCGTAAATTCTCATTGCATTCTAAAAGCAATTGTGAAAGTATAACTTGCTTTAAATATTCTAATTGTATTGTGTTCATATTTCTTTTAATATATTATGTGATTCAATGTATAAGTAACTAACTTCTTTTGATACTTTATGGCGTGTGCTAAAATGGGTTGATGCAGGATTCTTACTATTGGTTTCCCAAATAGGTTCTACTTTTAAAAGATTCCAAAAATAGATTCCTCGTGGTGTTGAATTAACATAAATAGGTATGTCTAAATGTTTTTCACATTCTTGTAACATTGCATCAAACTTTTTCTTTTCTAAAAGCATTTCGTTAAAATGTCTTGTTCTACACTTTAACTCAATACGATGTTTGAATTGTGGTGAGTAACAATCCCATCTACTCATTGGGTTTTTAGACTTAGTTAAATCTTTGTAGATATTTTCTTTTAACCAAAGAAATAAATCCTGCTCGTTCCAATTATGCATTCTGCGTGTCGTAAACTTTTCTTATTTCAGCAATTCTATCTCTCCAACAAGAACCACAATTTGATGGTTGTATCGCTTGATTGAATACATTCTTGTAAATATCAATAATTTTGTTTTGTTGTTTAGGTGTTAACTGATTATTGTTTGTTTCAAAGAAAACATTTAACCATTCGTTATCTTCATCTGTTAAGCATTCAGCTTGTTTGTAAGGAAACAACTTATTAAGTAAATCCTTTCTATCTTCACACCCACAATTTAAGCCTGTTGCTTCAGATACTGCTTCAACTACTGCTTTAATTCCTGTTGCTTCTGTAATCTTTTCTATTGTATCACCTAAGCCTTTCGATTTTTTTGGTCTTGCCATAACTGTTAGTTTAAATTAAAATTAGTACTAATAAAAGTAAATAATGCTTGTTCAGTTTCAAAAACATAAATAGGGAAATTATCTTTTGTAGTACCGTTTAAACTGAAAACGTTATCATTTGTATAAACAATATATCCGTTTACCACTTTTTCAATTTTTAAATTGTAAATTTTTTTTTCCATCTTTTTAAAGTTTTAAATTATCGTAATCTTCTTGTAACAATCTTTTCAGTTTTTGCTTATTAGCTTTCAATGTGTGAAATATAGAAACAAAACTAATACCGGTTTCTTTTGCTAATTTTCTTATTGATGTTTTATTATCCCGATACAAAGTGAATAGTTTCTTATCGTACCATTCCCAAGAATTAACTTCATCTTCTGCTTTTGTTCTAAAGCTATCCCATTCTAACTCTTGTTCTTCGCTATAATCATCAATTAAATTATAAATTTCATCGTTTAATTCGCATTTATCAATTCGTTTTCTAATATTATGAAGTTGAAAATGTATGTTTCTAATTATAATAAAAACATAACCACGATTGACTTTACCGTTGGTAAACATTTGCTGCTCGGTAACTTTGTATTTATGCAATAACAGGTACATTTCCTGCACGATGTCTTCTGCAAAATCTTTGTCAAACACTTCAGCAAGTTCTACCCAATCTTTGTGGTACTTTGCAACTCGTTCTAATATTGATTCGTTTCCCATAAAATGTTGATTGATAGTATTCCTACTAATATTTGTAAAGTATGCCATTTTTCATCTTCGGCTTCTTCTACATCGTATAAAGCACCAATCATAAAACCATTGATAATAGCTAATCTTACATCCTTGCCTTGCTGAACTGCTAAAGTCAAAGAAAATAAGATTAAAGAAAAAAATAAAAGAATGTATATCATATTTTAAAGATTTTTATTACTATTTAATATTTTCTTCATAACTATTTGTTCGTGTTCGCTAAAATGATGTAATGCTCTTGCAATTCTTGTTTCATCTTCTTTTGAATGTGCTTCCCAAAAATCCATTAAATTGATTAAACCACTTTTTGATGCTTGACTAATTATTTCATTAGCAATTCCTTTTCTGTCTAATTCTGACATAATAGCACATAAACCTGCTTCTAATCTTTTAACCGTATCAGTTAATTTAATTATCTCTTGTTTATCTTTTGGATTGTCAACTTTAGTTATTATTTCTTTTACAGTTTCTCTATTTCGAGAAGATTCTCCGTGGAATGGGTCGTAACAAGGCATATTAGTATAATTTAGCGGTGATTTTAGCTACTTTTTGTTCTATTGCAGGTTTTAAACTAATGCGTATATCAACATCAGTTAATTCAGAATCTTGCTTTAGAATTGATTTATAAGCTTCTTCAATGCTTTGCCAATCTAAAACAGAATCAACTTGTAATAATTGTTCAATCATTTGTAGTTTAAAAGTTACATCTTTAAAGTAAGATAATAATTCAGGGTTATCAGAATTGTACAAAAGCATTCTTGATGTGCTTACTTGTAATTCGTGCAAATGATTTTTAATAGTTAAGTTTTCCATTGCGTAAATTTATTAATAAGTTATTAACATTTTAAAATAATTCTATTTGATTGCTATCTTTTTTACTTACTATGCCTAAAGCTATTTCAAATATTGTTCTACCCGCTTCATAATCTACTAAATTACGTGCCATTTTTTGCACACTTTGTTTTCCTTTATATTTTCTAAAATCGTAATCGTGAAATTTAGATAAACTATTTATCAAATCTTTTTCTCTTGCTAAATCAGGATTTTTTCTTTCATTAAGATTTGTAGGTAAATTAAAATTAGTCCAATATAAATGCCTACCTCTTTTCTGTGCAGGTACTAATGGCTCGTAAAAAGGTATTACATTTTCTACACAATATTTTCCTTCAAAAAAATTATCTAAAAAAATTATTTCTTGATATAATTTCATATCAGGATATTCCATTTTTCTAATTGTTTTCATTGAAGTTTGAAATCTACTATGTGTCGGACAAGGTGGTGAACTCCAAATAAAATCAAACTCTTTATAATGGTCCAATAAATATTGGTGTGCATCGGCAACTATTACCTTATCGTTTGGAAAACGCTCTTGATATAATCTTGCAGCTTCTTCATCTAATTCAACTGCAGTTACTTCAATTTCAATGTTAGCTTCTTTTGCTACTTCATCCCACTTGTATCGGTTACCACCTAAACAAGCATATAAATTTAATATTTTCATATTTTTATATCTTTTAATATATCGTATAAATCACCTTCAACCTGTGGCAATCCAAAATTGTTTACTTTAAAGTTAAAATCTTCAAAACTTGCGTTTCTACTTCTTTTACAACTTACTTTAACAAGTTCTTTATTAACTGTGTTTAGTTCTAATTGTATTTGTGTTTCTGCTTTCTTTTCTAAAAAGCTACCTAAATGTCCCGTTGGTTTATCTGTTCCAAAATTTGAGTGAATAACTGTTACAATATGGCAATTTAATTCTTTTGTCCAAGTCATAAGTTTCTGAACAACATAGTTACTTTCTTCTATGTTATTAACATCTGAACACAAATCTGCAATTCCATCTATTATTATTAAGCCTATATTTTCTTTTTCAAGTTTATCATATAAATACCATTCAATAAAATCAACTCTATCTTTATAACTTAATTGTCTAAGTGCAAATGTATGGTAACTTTCTAAATTATTAATTGATGCCATTTCAATTGGTCTTCTAAAGCATCTATAAGCATCGAAATTCGACTGCTCAGTATCAAAATGTATTATATGTTTTCCGTTTCTATGTCCTTTTAAATCTTTTGTAAATCCGTTTATTTCAGTAGCTAAATAAGCTGCACTTAATAATGACACAAAAAAACTCTTTTTACTCTTTGGTGGTGCTTGTACAAAAGAAAAATTCCCATAAGTACCTATTGGTATTGGATATTCAACTATTCCATCTTTTGATTCGTAAGTTTTAGTTCCACAACTAATTGCAGGAATTGGTGGTGTTTGTTTTACTAATGGGTCAATTATACATTCATCGTATAAAAACTCCATTGTAATTTTGTGTGTATCTTCATCTACTTGTTTCATAATATTTTATCTGATTTTCTAAAATTGTCTGATGCCCATAATGGTTGTAAATTTTTATAGTGAAATAAATTACACATTTCTTCTTCAGTTTTTGCTGAAGCTAAAGGTATTATATGGTCAATGTGCCATTTTCCGTAATTATCCCAATTCATACCATCAGTAAATTTACTTTCTATATGTGTTTTTGCTTCTTCAAAACTACAACCTAATAAATCTTTAGTTGTATTATTCTTTTGCCAATATTTTGATTTAAAAGCACTATTTGTTCTATGTCTTAAATTTTGCTTTAATTTAAATAAAACATTTGTTTTCCTTTGTCTTAATTCCCAATCTTTTTTAATTTTAGAAATATGTTGTTTGTTTTCTTCTCTATATTTTTTAAAATATAATTTTTGATGTTCAGAATTTTCTTTATTATATTCTTTTATGCAAATTTTGCATTCAGGTTTAACTCCAAATTTACCTTTTTTTTGTTTGTAAAATTCAGTTAATTCTTTTTCTTTTTTACATTTTCTACATACTTTCATATAATACTATTTAAAAAGGGTGGCTATTACACCACCCGATTAATTTAAAAT